TTCTTCAATCAGAAAGTTATGTTCACTAATTTCATGATCTATTGGTCGATACATTATTGCTGCTAATATGTGTAACATATTCAATAATTCCTGTGGTTCTTTGGTTGAAATGGTATCAATATCCACAAATTCAGCAAAGGTTAAATCCCTCCAATTTGGAAAGAAACCGTAATGAACTCCATCAATTTCAAATCTATCCACAAAAGGAATGTCTTTATCAAGTGGTACCAATGATACAATATAGGTTGCAAGATAATTAACTTGTTCATAATCAGATTTTAATAAATCTTCAACAGGACAACCAGTCATTAAATTAACAACTTTTGCAGCAAAGTATTGATCTGTGAATAAATCTTTAACTTTGAATATGTTTGAATAATCCTCAATTGATATATAATCTTTTAATTCATATTCTTTTTCATCTATTTTAAATTTAACCATAATTCGTGAATTGTAATGCGTACCTTCCAGTACTTTTTATATTCTTTAATTCCCACCACATTCTCATACACACACAGTCACCTAAATCGGGAGACCTACCTAACATCTTCTTCATCTCATCTTTGGATTGTATCCCAACCCTATTATCTTTATCTATATCTTTCAGTTTCACTGCAAGTAATTCCTGTGTCAGTTCATCTACTAATGTATTGTCTATCAAATTTATAGACATTTTACCTTCTTTAAATAACTCACTCAATTTAACGTAACACTGAGATTTTAAGTTACTAAAGTTCTGTGCAAATAATGCTTTGGAATTATTCACAAAGTTTGTTCCTTTAATCATATCAGCTACACCGCCTCCAACGCCATCACTATCCACAATAATACTATTACGATGAACCTGATATATTTCAATCAATTCTTCAATCTCAGCAGCAAGTTGTGTTGTATCTAATTTACGAAATATCTTACACTCTATCAATACCAATCCATTCCATATCATAACAACAGATCTATCCGCACCAAAACGAGCAACGTCAATTGTCATGAACCTTCTATTGTTTGGATTAGGAGCCATATGAAATACAGAATTAGATATACTATCAAAATTGAATAGTGCATCATCATCCTCCATATAATTCCAATCACCCTCTAATAGTCTTCGTCTTTGTATAAGTGGAAGTTCTTTTAATAATTCAATATAACTGTCTGGTAAATGTGGATTGTCCGTTGGTAAAGCGGGAATGAACGCTTTTGAATTTGGTAATGCATTTTGTACATATGGAATATAATAATCCTTCTTTAAGAAATTTTGGCCAGGGTTACAAGACATAAACAATTTTGGAGTTAATCCAAACTCATCCAACTTATAACGAAGACGAGATTTTAAAATAGTGGGGACAAGTGCAACAACTTGTGATGCTTCATCAACAAATGCTGCGGTCAATTCAAGACCAGCAAGACTATCAAAGTTTGGATCTGATGGTTGTGCTTGTAAATCTTTTAATATAATCTCACTTTTATTTTTAAATGTAATAATATTACTATGAGCGTTATAGTTATAATGGTTTCCTCCTTTTAATCCCATTTTATTAAATGTTTCAAACATCGTATTGAGTGTAGTAGTTTTTAATTGAGCTAAAACTGTACGACCTACTAATGTTCTAATACCAGGATATTTTAAACATATTGTTGCAATCCACAAACAACCTAAATAAGATTTACCTGAACCGGCACTACCTCCATATAATATTTCAGTATGTATATTATCAAACAACAATTCCCAACAATCAGATTGTTTAGGTGTTAAATTAATTTCCGACGCCAAAATCTTTTGGGTTATTACTTAAGTTTATTTTTATATCTAACGGAAGACCATCAGATGTTATATCAACCTTTCTTTGATCTAATCCCATAATTCTACTCATATCCCAAAGTGTCTCACGTTCAACTCTTTTATTACCATCCTTTCTTGCTCTTTGTAATAAATCCATATATCTACTAACTTGATTAGCAATAATCTCATCTTGTTTTAATTCAGCTCTTTCTTTTAATACTGCTTTAACTTTAACCCATACTTGTTTAGCCATATTCTCACTAACACCATATCTCTTTGGATATTCTTTTACAAATTGATCGTGAGTTAAGTTTTGATATAAAACCATTTCAACCGCTTCATTTAATCTTTGAAGACTNTGTGAACCAGTTGTTTTTCTTCCTCCTTTTGCTCTAACAACTTCTTCTTTTGGTTCAGGGATATGTTCCATATCCATTTCTTCTTCGTAAGGTATTAATTCATTATCCATTATACTTCCATTTTTAATACTTCCAATATATAATTTTTTAATCTTCTTGCCTGACCATTTACACAAGACGGACAATTAAAATTAAAATCCTCATTGAATAGGAAATTATATACTTTATTTATAAATTCTTTTTTATCTAATACTCTATTACCCAACTCAATATACGCTAAACGTATATCATCTGGTGTGGGTACAAATAGAATTTCATCCTCAAGTAGTTCAGGTAATACAACTGGTTCTTTCTTCTTCTTACAAGAAGCACAACCTTTTTTGGTCTTACCATCTGATTTTTTACTTAATAACTTTTCTTTTAATTCACTATCCATATTAATTTGTTTTTATTGGTTCAGGGGTAGGTGTTGGTTTAGGTGTTTGTGTTCCTTTACATCCACATCCTTTATATATTCTATTTAACTTGTTCATTTGAATTTTTTTCTATTGCTAATTTCATACTTTTTTTATTTATATATTCTTGTACATCTTGTTCAGTTGGGACTGTTAGATATTCTTCTATCTTTCCTTTTCTTATATCCCTTTCTCTTTTTCTTTTATATCGTCTTGCGTCTGTACTACTCATCTTTTATTCTTTTAAATACGTTTAGTTTAACTGTTTCCTTTGCTTCCCTTATATAAGTTCCTATACTTGTTACAGGTATCTTAGTTTGTTTAGCTACCCTTCGGTGTGATCCTAACACTAACCACCTACTGAATATATCCTTGTGGAACCATCCTAACCCCCCAAATTCCTCCTCTACGATCTTCATGAACCTTTCATCCATTTTATTATCTTCTTCGACTGGTAGGTCTGTAATGTCTTTTAATTCATTATATAGACTACTTTCCCTCCTAACCTTTCTATAAAACGGACTGGTTTCACTATACCAATTGGTGGTTATACACCTAACAATATAAAACTTTATACTATCATCGTCAAGTTTATCCAGTTTAATCTCATCTTTCTCATACAATTGGAGTAATACGTCCTGCAATAAATCTTGTGCCCATCCATTATTATCTGTAATTTTTACACATATCCTTTCAAGTTCTTTATAGTTCTTTACTATGTATAATTCTATTTCTTTAATCAATTGATAGTTGTTTCCTACAATCGTACAACACTGCTGACACTTCATATTGTTCAAGATCATTATTACTAATGATTGAACTTTCTAAAATTTCATCAAGGAATGATATACGGTTTATGGTTGGGTCTAAGTCTCGTTCAAGTGCAGTAAGTAAAGTATCAATAATGTTATTACAAATTACTTTCTTTCTCCTTGGAGTTAAATTAAAATATTCCTTTGGTATATCAACATAACCTAATTCAACTTGCTCTCTTCTCATTTCTGTACTTACTTACAACTTTTCTTATCATAGTATGGGAACAATCATAAACTTCTGCTATATCATTATATGTATGTCCTATTTCTACTAATCTAACAATATCCTCAATATTATTATATACGCCTGTTTTTAATTTTCTTCCTCCACTTTTTCCTAATCTTCTTTTTGGTTTATCTTTTGGTATAATATCAATAAATATTCCATTTTCTTTTAAACCTGGTTTATTCCATATACCGGTACCCTCATCAAATATCCAACCAAACGCTTTCATTACTGAAAATACTTGTTCCTTTTGCCAAATATCGCTGTAATTATTTGGATGTGCACGCACCCTTATACTTCCTCCTCTTTCTTTATTATGTTCTTCTACAGTTTTTTTATATTTTTTATTGTAACAAGTCCTACATGATCTAATTGGATTTTTACGATTATTTAGATAAAATTTATCCAATGGTTTTAACTCCTTACATTCAAAACATTCTTTATACACTGGTTGTAATTCTAAGACCACTGGTTGGATTATCTCCTTCGGTTGAGGTATACCTATCACCAGTTCTTTTTTAACCTTATTTAGTTTCTTCCAATCTCTTGATTGCTCCCTAAAACATTCTGTGCAATACTTCTTTCTATAAACTTTGTTAGGTTGTTTATCTAATGAATATTCTTCAATTGGTTTATCAATATTACATTTTGTACATACTGGCATTACTATAAATACTTTGGTTTTAACTAAAAATCCACCTAAGGTCGGGAGCATTACTTCTTTTCCTGTTGGTGGATCTGAGCGAAAATTGATTTAGAACTTTCTATATATTAAATATAATTAAACTAATCAGAATCTTCAAGAGTTAAAAACTCTTTTACTCTATTGATATTCTTTCCATACTGATTTAATATAATATTATCACCAGAACTTCTTTCTGTTGGGGATAGTTTTTCAACTATATTTATATATTCATTTCTACTTGTTTGTGGCAAGGAATAAAATTCTTTCATTGATAATTCTTTATCCCTCCAAGTCCAGCCTTTCTTTTCTTTTACCATATATATAAATATATGTAAAATTATTTATTATTCAAAATAGATAAAGCTGTTTCAGTTAAGTTCATATTTTTGATAGCCCATTGAATATAAGATGCTGGAGTTTCACTAATCTTCTTTCCTTTATGTTTCCCAACTAACCATACCTCATCTGATATTCTAAATGGAGTAAATGGTTTAATACTATTAATTGAGTTTAATTCATTAATAAATTTTGTAGTATGTTGTTGATGTTTAAATTTATAATCTTTTTTCATAAAAATTGTTTAGAGTTGTGATTTAGGAATTAACATTTGTGATTTTAGATTTATCTTTTTAGATTTAAGAGTTTAGAGTTAGGACTTACCAGGTTTTTTGGGTTACAGAATAACCTATTGGGTTTCTGAATAACCTGTTGGGTTATTTGGTCTTCCGCCAAGTGCTCCATTTTGTCTGCTTCGTTCTGCTCGTTTTTCATATTTTTCTTTATTAATTTCAAGTATCCTTTTAATTTGTAACCAGTGCATCTGTTCTGCTCTTGATGGTAGATAAGGTTCCTCACCTCTTGAATTTCTAAAAATGTTCAACATAAAGTTCTGTGCTTCAGCGGGAGTCATTAATTTTATATCTTCTTCCCAATCGGAATAGATAAGTATGGATTTTTTCATATAGCTAATTTACAATAAATATTTGAAATATCAAAAAGATTTATATATTTTATAAACATACCTATTTTAGATGTGGAAAAAGATTTATCAAAAGATTTTGAAATATCGGTGAAGTTTCGTATATTTATCTATAAACAATATATTATGAGTTATTACAACACAACAATTGAAAGAGACCCTTCACTTAAACAATTCCAAAAGGATGCTAAAAAACAAGAAGCGGTAGTATTAAGAATGTTTGAGGTTTATGAACCCCAACAAATAAAGTTTAGTAAATGGGATATGGTTGACCTATATCCATGTTTCATATTACCAACATCAGTAGGTAGATGTTTAACTGATTTAACCAAGGAAGGTAAGTTAATTAGATTAGACGAGAAGAAGACAAGTAAGTACGGAAGACCTGAACATTTTTACAAATTAAATAAATAAACAACTATGGGAAATTGTCCTGAATTTTACTCAAGAGAAGTTAGCATCATGCAACAATCTCAATCCAAACTTGCTTTGGAGTTTTTAACACAACACGGAATCATTCCAACACCACATGAATTGTGGTCAGTAACTGAAGTGTTTGTACAATGTTGTCTTCATAATCAAACTGATGATTTGAAGAAACGATTAAAGGATTTGAATGAATGGATTATTGAACGTAAAAATAAATAAAATGAAAAAACCACAAGAAGTTATATTTGAAGAAGGTGAAACAATTACTACCTTCACAGTAGAAGACCCACTAACAGGTGATAAAATATTTATCCCGATGAAAAATGAACTTATATTATCTCTATCACCAGAAAAGTTAGTTCAAATTATTTCGGCTATTATTGAACAAGAATCTAAAAATAAATAAGATGGAACTAACCAAAAAAGAAAAGAAGATTATTGCTCAATTATTATTATTAGAACAAATACAATTAACGGATGATATGATAAAGGGTAAAAAATTAGTTATTGATTGTATGGATTATTGTGATTCAATTTCAAGTATATTAAAAAAATTAAAACTAATATGAAAGAAACAACACCACTACGTCCTATTGGGGACATTTATGATGAATTACGAAAACACCCTGATTTTGTTGCTGGCGCTTATTATGATAAGGAAACTCTTAGAGGTATTATTACTAATGAAATTGGAGGAGATTATGATGATGATGATAAGTTATTTAAGGATGTTGAAGAAATACTAAATAATAACTTTTATCAACTACAAAGAAATATTGAAAATTGTTGGGAATATGGACAGGAACAATGTATTTTTACAGATGATTGTGATTTACCTGAATAATTAAATAAATAAATAAAATGGAAAAGTTCACAGAAGATGAATTGGTAGTTATTAACTATACATTAAAATCTCTCCTTAAAGTTGTTCAAGAA